GCAACTTGGAACTATTACGATCAAATGCTATTTTCAGTTTATTTAAAAAAAGGAATATCAATGCGAAAGATGTCAAGAGAATCTGGCATATCATTTACATCAATTTATAACACAATTAGAAATTGTAAAAACAAATTAAAATTATGGGCAAAAGAAAATCACAAGGACTTGGAGATTCAATAGAGAAGTTCACAGAAGCAACTGGCATTAAGGCTGGAGTTGACAAATTAGCAGAAGCAATAGGATTTGATTGTGGATGCGAAAAAAGAAAGGAAGTTCTTAATAAATTATTTCCATACAACAATCCACAATGTTTATCAATTGAGGATTACCAATATTTAGATCAATTTTTTGGTGCTAATCATGAAAGCATAACACCAATGATACAAAATGATTTATCTAATATTTATTTTAATGTCTTTAATGTTAGGTTACAACAAACATCATGTGATTCATGCTGGAGAGATACAATAGGTAAATTACGCAAAGTTTACATGGAGCATGAAACTAAAGAGCAAATATAATGCCAGTAATAAAATGTAATAATGGAAAATGGAGAGTAGGAACAGGTGATTGTATTTATGATACCAAAGAGAAAGCAACAGAAGTTTATGTAGCAATAATCTCCAAAGGTGAGTATGCAGCTGAAGCCAATAAGGTTTCTTTTGACTTTGATGATACGTTATCGACAAAGAGAGGGCAAACATTAGCCAAGAGATTAATAACTCAAGGAAAGGATGTTTATATCATTACAAGAAGGCAAGAATCAGCATCAGCAGAAGTTTATAAAGTTGCAGATGAATTAGGGATCCAAAAATCAAAGGTGTATTTTACTAATGGTAAAATGAAGTGGGAAACTATTAAAAGATTAGGGATTGATATTCATTATGATAACAATCAGCAAGAAATTGATTTGATTGATAAAAATACAAATGCAGTAGGAATTAAATTTTAATTTGGATTTCAATTTTTTTCATATGGATGAGATAAAAAAACAAAGAGGAGGAGCAAGACCAAATTCGGGAAGATTAAAAAAAGATGAAGTAATTTCATTGATTGAAACTATGGATTTAGTTAAGGTCCCTGAAGCAGTATGGATTAAGTTGGCTGAAAGAGTTGATGAAGGTGATACAAATGCCATCAAGACTTGGTTACAATATAGGTATGGTATGCCAAAGCAAGTTATAGATCAAAACAATACGCACACGATTAATGATTTCGACATCAAAGACATTGTCAAATTTGAGTGATAAAATTAAATGATAAATATAAGCCGTTATTTTATTCCGATTCAAGATACTATGTAATTACTGGTGGTCGTGGTTCGGGTAAATCATATGCTTTAAACTCATTCCTTTTGCTTTTAACATACGAAGTAGGTCATGTTATACTATTTACAAGGTACACACTTACATCGGCTCATGTGTCAATCATTCCAGAGTTTACTGACAAGATAGAAACGGCAGGATTGCAGGACCATTTCTATATCACGAAGGATGAAATTATAAATACTCAAACTAATTCGAGAATTATATTTAAGGGTATAAAAACATCAAGTGGAACGCAAACGGCTAACCTAAAGTCATTGGCTGGAGTTACTACATTTGTACTTGATGAAGCAGAAGAATTAGTTGATGAAGATGTATTTGACAAGATTGATTTGTCGGTTAGGCATAACACAAAACAGAATAGAGTAATATTGATTTTAAACCCTGTAACCAAAGAGCATTTTATTTATAAAAGATTCTTTGAAAATAAAGGAGTGGATGCTGGATCTTCATTAATAAAAAAGGATACAACTTACATTCATACAACTTACAAGGACAATCAGAAATATCTTTCGGATTCATTTATATCACAAATTGAAAGCCTACAAGAAAACAATCCTAAAAAATATCAGCATACAATTTTAGGAGGATGGCTTGATAAGGCTGAAGGAGTTGTGTTTACCAATTGGAAGTTTGGTGAGTTTAATCCCAATCAATTACAAACATCTTATGGTATGGACTTTGGATTCTCAATAGATCCAGATGCTTTGGCTGAAGTTGCAATAGACAAAGCAAGAAAGATTATTTATGTCAAGGAGGTGATTTATGAAAGAGGATTAAAAACACATATCCTTGCATCATTAATAAAAGAGAAATGCAACAATGGTTTAATAATTGCTGATAGTGCAGAGCCAAGATTAATAGATGATTTACGTTATCAAGGAATTAATATTCAACCGGTAAAGAAAGGGACTATTGAATCGGGAATAGTAAGGATGCAAGATTATCAAATTATAGTTGATCCACAATCGCAAAATATTGCCAAAGAATTTAACAACTATGTTTATTTAAATAAGGCATCAAAACTATATCTTGATGCTTGGAATCATATAATTGATGCGATTAGATATAACATCATTTACCATTTAGATAATCCAAATCAAGGGAACTACCATATTTATTAAGACAAAAACAAACAATTTACGTTTATACATTATGAAAGTAAAAATTTCAATCCCAACAAGTTTAAGTGAGATTAAATTAAGCCAATATCAGAAGTTTGTTAAGATAGCAAGCGAGAATGAGGAAGGTACATTTCTAAACCAGAAAATGGTTCAGATATTTTGCAATGTTGATTTATTTGTGGTGGCCAAGATGAAGCAGCAAGATTTAAATTATGCAGTAAATCAGATTGCTGAATTGTTTAAAAAGATTCCAGAGTTAGTGACAAAGTTTACTTTAAATGGTACAGAGTTTGGATTTATTCCTAACCTAAACGATATGTCAAGTGGTGAGTACATGGACTTGGATGGTTATATTGTTGACTGGGAGGATTCTCATAAAAGTATGGCCATTCTTTATAGACCAATTAAACAAAAATTAGGTAATAAATACTTGATTGAGGACTATGAAGGGAGTGATAAGTATTCTGAATTAATGTTAGATGCTCCAATGGATGTAGTATTGAGCAGTAAGGTTTTTTTTTGGACTTTAGGACGAGAATTATTGAAAAATACGATAGCCTTTTTGGAGGAGAGCAAACAAATGAGTTCAGCGAACAAGCACAATTTGGAAAAAGATGGGGTTGGTATTCTTCAATCTATGCCTTATCACAGGGAGATGTTAGACGATTTGATGAAATTACCAAACTTTCCATTAATCAATGCTTAATGTTTTTAAGTTTTGAGAAGCAAAAGAATGAATTAGAAATGAAAATGATAAATAAAAATAGATAATGAACGGATTTTATTACGTTATACATAAGTTAAGAGATTATATCAAAGAAACTGGATTTGTAAATTCAGTTAGTACTGGTGACATCTTCGAAGTTGATTTAGTTAAACAAACTATTTATCCATTGGCTCATATCATTGTAAACAATGCTAGTCCAAAGGAATTTGTTACAAACTATAATATTTCTATATTATTTATGGACATCGTAGAAATAAGTAAAGATTTACCGGTTAATTTATTTGATAATAATACTAATATGCTTGACATATTAAATGATCAAATAACTATTGCTCAAAGATTAGTTAGTAGTTTAAAACGTGGTGATTTATTTAGCAATTTAATTCAGATAGATGGAGATCCTTTATGTGAACCATTTACAGACAGATTTGAAAATAAGGTGGCAGGATGGACCTTAACTTTTGATATTATTGTACCTAATGATATGACTATTTGTTAATGGAATTAAAGAACACACAGGCTTTAATAAAAAGATTTAGGGACTATGTAATTCAGCAGACAAGATCAAACCTATCCAAGAGTAAAAAGAATAACACAAAGGAGTTATACAATAGTATTAAAGGAGAGATAGTAAGCGAAAAGGATTATTCAATAGTTGGCTTTAGTATGGCTGATTATGGTATGTACCAAGATCAAGGGGTAAAAGGAAAAAGTAGTTCAGCCAAAGCACCAAATAGTAGGTTTAAATTTGGTTCAAAGTCTGGTCCAAAGGGTGGATTAACACATGGAATAGAAAAATGGGTAAAACAAAAAGGAATACAATTTCGAGATAAAAAAAGTGGTAGATTTATTTCATATCAATCAACTGCTTTTATTATTACAAGAAGTATTTATCAAACAGGGTTAAGACCAAGTTTATTTTTTACCAAACCATTTGAAGCTGGTAAGAAAAAATATATTGATGGCGAGATAGGTCAGGCTTTTGCTATGGATATTGATTATATTGTAGATTACGAATTAAAGAAAATAAAATGATAATATACGCACGATCTCCATACCTTATAGAGATAAATGAAGCTGCACAAGTAGGAAGTAAGATAGAATTATTTTTTTGGAATAATCCTAACTCAATACCTGCAACTGCTACATATACTCTTTCTAAAAAGGTTGCATCTAATTCTCAAAGGTCCACAGTTTATAATATATCACCTTATATAAGGGAATACATAGATAATATTGTGTCAAGTAATGGTACAGACAATCAATGGTGTAATGTTTCCATAAAACGATACAAAGAAACATCAGCAGGTTCATACACTTTAGTCGATACCACTACATATGCTGGTGTTGATGGCTATATTAATTATATTGGTGGTTATAATCAGACAAATCCATTAAATAATTATTGTCTATTAGGTGATAATAATAAAGAAATACAATACAATTTAGGTAGTATTCCTTATGTAAATGTATTAATTAACAACTCTTTAGGAGATAAATTAGATGTTGAATACAAGGACACTAATAATAACAATGTAATTACTACCTCTGTTTTTGGAACGGGAGTAAGTGCAGGCAAATATATGTATAAAGTACCTTTAACTACATCAAGTGCAAACTATAATAATGGCACAATTACTACTTTAAAGTATTTTGTAGGTGGAACACTAACATATTCATCTGTATTTAATGTCACTCCTATTTGCGAAAACAAATATACTCCAGTTCAATGTTCATTTATTAATCGATTTGGTGGATGGCAGTTTTTAACATTCTTTAAAGCACAAACTAATCAATTAATGGTATCAAGTACAATGTATAATTTGCTACCAAGTAATTTTAATTACAATGTCTATAAAGGACAAACAAAAGCATTTAATTACAATGCAAGGCAAACGGTAACTTTAAACACAGGTTTTGTGCCACAGAATTATTCAGATTTAATTCAAGATTTAATGTTAAGTGAAGTTGTATTATTAGATAACAAGCCTGTAACTTTAAAAACTACACAAACAGATTTAAAGACAACTATTCAAGACAAGAATATAAATTATACAATGGATTTTGAATATGCCTATAACTTATTAAACAATGTAATATGATTAATGTAAGCATTTTTGTTTATGGTGATGATGGATTGGCTAAAAGACTTGAATTATTTCAAGATGAAAACATTTCTATTACCAGTACTATTCAAAATATAAATGATATTTCTAAAGTCTTTACAGATTTCACACAATCGTTTACTATTCCTGCAACAAAAAATAATAATGCAATATTTAAACATTGGTATGAAAATAGTTTAGATAGTGGATTTAATGCCACTAAAAGAAAAGATGCATACATTGAATTAGATACATTAACATTTAGAAAAGGTAAAATTCAATTAGAAAAAGCAAGTTATAAAAAAGGTGCTATTGATAATTACACATTGACATTTTTTGGGTCCTTAATATCATTGAAAGATAAATTTAATAATCGATTTTTAAGAGATTTTGATTATTCAGCATATAATTTTACATATTCAGGTACAGTAGTTAAAGGAAGAGTTACAAGTGGCCTTGTAAATGATGTTAAATTTCCTTTAATAACATCAAAAAATATATGGCAATATAATACTAATGGTACAAGTCAAAACAATTGGGACATTCAAAAAAATGCTACTCCAATTTCTTATTTAGATTTATTTCCAGCGATGCGAATAAGTAAAATACTTGATGCTATTAGAATACAATTAGGAATTATTTTTGAAGGTTCATTTTTAAGTAATGAAAAATTTAATAATGCTTTTCTTTGGTTAAAAAATACAGATAGTTTTCAACAGAAGGGATCAGATAATAAAATATTTTTTCAATCAAAAACAAGTACTACCGGAACATCAAGCATATTTGATTTATCAACTAATGCTTTAAATTTTACTCAACCTATTGCTCCAGCTTATGTAAGTAAAAATTACATTGATATAGATTTTTCAAGTGGAAGTGGTGTTTCTTTTAATTTTTCAGTATATAAAAATGGAATTAAATTAACTGAACAATCAGCCACTACATCACCATCAGGATTTCCAATAAGATTAGATATTTCTTTTGTTGATTCAGGTGCATATACATTTTTTATATCTTCAACAACTGCAATAACATTTACATCTGTTTATACATTTGAAATTAATAGTGGATCAGGTGCAAGCATTGATGTGGTTGCTACTCAAAGTGTATCTCAAACAATAATAACAACTTTAAATATCGGCGATTATATGCCCGAACTTAAAGCAGAAGATTTCTTTAGTGGTTTATTAAAGATGTTTAATCTTACTTGTTATTCTTACGATGGAATCACATATTATATTGAACAATTAGAGGACTGGTATTCAGCAGGACAAACATATGATATATCAAAATATTGCCAGACAGATAATATAGATCTTGAAAGGGTAAAGCCTTATAAGACTATTAATTTCAAATATCAAGAATGCGAAAACGCACTAGCAACTAATTTTTTATCTCAATCAGATATACCATATGGAGATTTAAAATATCAAGTTGATAATGATGGTGATCAATATTCAATAGAATTACCTTTTGAGAATATGCCATTTTATAAATTTACTAATACTAATCTTCAAGTTGGTGGATCTATTAAAGCTGATTTAAATGCATATATTCCAAAACCAGTTATATTATATGACTATAATGTAATTCAAACTTTATCAGGTGGCCAGTATTTTCATTTTTTTGATGGTACATCAAGTTCACCTATTACAACTTATAATTTATTTGGTCAAGATACATTAGTATCATCTGTAGTTAATACAATTAATTGGGGAGCAGAACAATCAACTTTTACAAATAAAATTGAGCCAAACTCATTATTTCAGAATTACTATTCAGCATATTTAACAAATACATTTAATCAAAAAGCAAGGCTAATGAAGATTAAAGCAATTATTCCAATATTTCTATTATCTAAACTTGCATTAAATGACAAGATAGTTATTAGAGATAAAAGGTATATTATAAATTCTTATCAAACAGAATTGACAACTGGTGAAACAAATTTTGAACTAATGTCAGATTTGAGAAATATTACTTTAGGAACTACGACAACAACTACAACTGTTGCACCTACAAGTACGACAACAACAACAAGTACAACAACAACAAGTACGACAACTACAACTACAACTGCAACTCCAAGATTTACATATTATAGATGGGATGTAAGTACTTTTGATTGTTCTCAATCTAATCCTATTCCTTTTTGGTCTTATACATCTTATGCAAATGGATTTAAGATAATAAATGGTGATGGAATTACAAGATATTTAACTAGTGCAAGCCATAGTAATTTTACAAATCAAATTACAAGTATTGCAAATTCAAGTTGTGCAACAACAACCACAACAACAACTACATGCCCACCATATGGAACTTACTTATATGAGTATTGTGGAGGAGCACCTGATTATAATAAAATAGGTGTATTTGCTGATGGTTCTTGTGGTTCTTATGCTTCTGTGATTGCATACAATGATCCTGCTTGTGGTTATACAACAACTACTACCACTACAACTACTACATTACCACCACGATACACATTCTATCGTAATGATGTTAATACTGGAGATTGTTCAACATTTAATCCAATACCTTTCTGGTCATATACTAATCATGCTTCAGGATTTTATTACTTAAATGGTGATGGTATTTTAAGATATTTACAAAGAACTACACATTCTAATTTTACTAATCAAATTAATAGTATTGCAGGTGGCACATGTACTCCAACTACTACGACAACCACAACTTGTCAATCTTATGGAACTTATTTGTATGAATATTGCGATAATGTAAACCATAATAAGATTGGTGTTTTTGCAGATGGATCTTGTGGATCATATACATCAGTTATTGCTTATAACGATCCTGCTTGTGGATATGTTGCGCCTACAACTACTACTACGACAACTAGAGCGCCTACAACTACTACTACGACAACTGCTGGTCCTAATTGTCAACAATATACTTTGAACAATTATGATCCTAATTATTCTGATTATTATGATTTCCAATCATGTAATGGTTCATGGAATTATGGTGTAGAATTACAAGCAAATGGAAATATAACTATCTGTGCAAGAATTGGAACGGTAACTGCTGGAGGTGCAATAAGTGTAAGTTTACCACAAGGTTCATGTAGTTAATATGAGATATATCTGTTGTCAACCTGCGAATGATTATTATTTATGGCAAGTAGAAACTGTCATAAATAATTTCATGTCGCATGGTATTAACCCAAATCAAATAGATATAATATTAGGATATACAAATGAAGATTTAACAAAATGGAGAATCTTGCAAGAACATTATTCAACTATTAGGTTTTTCTTTTATAAGGATACAAGAGAAAATACAAGTTATATTCCTGCTATCTATTTTAATTTAATGAAGCAACATCTTGCATCTAATCCAGCCTTAAAAGATGAAGTTTTATTTTTGCATGATTCAGATATAGTCTTTACCGGTACTCCAAATTATTCACAATTTGAAAGAGATAAAGTTTGGTATTTAAGCAATACAAATAGTTACATAAACTATGATTATATCATGCAAAAAGGAGAAGATCTCTTGATTGATATGTGTAGGATTGTTGGAATTGATACCTTAATTCCTAAACTAATGAATGACCATAGTGGAGGCGCACAATACATAGTAAAAGGAACAGATTATAATTTTTGGGATAAGGTAGAGAAAGATTCAATTAGTTTATACCAATATTTTATAAACAAAGAACCTTACTATGTTAAAAAGCATGAGCATGATTATCCAATACAGAAATGGACTGCTGGTATGTGGTCATTGCTTTATAATGCATGGTTATTTGGACATCAAACAAAGGTTATTAAGGAATTAGATTTTGGATGGTCCACAAGCGATATATCGGATTCAGTTAAATACAAAATTCTTCATAATGCTGGGGTTCCTGATTCTCATAATGGTATGTTTTATAAAGGAGAATACGTAAATAAATTACCATATAATACAAATTTAGAATTAGATAAAAATCGAGCAAGCTACTATTATTATAACGAAGTGCAAAAAGCAGGATTAAACTCACCATTATTATGAAAATATTAGTTGGATTATTTGGTATTCACTATAAAAAAGATTTAAACCATTGGATGGGTTGGAGGCCAACTGTAGATTACAGAAAATCTATTGAGAATAATAAAGAATTTATATTTAATCATTTTGATTGCACATTTTTTGCATCTACTTATAATTCGCCAGTACTTGAAAATTTAATTACTGATTACAATATTGAAAGAATTGTAACTACTGATTTAGTAAATATTCCTAATGATTTAGATGCTAATTGGAGATCAAGAAATAATACATTTAAGAATTTATTAAAATTGATTTTAGATTCTGATTATCAGAAGTTTAATTACATTTTATTAACAAGGTACGATTTAATATTCATGCAAAACATCACAAATTTTACATTTGATCCTAATAGTTTTAATATTTCTTCAAGGTCAAGATGTGGCGATGTATCTAATTTATGCGATGATAATTTTTATGTCATTCCATCACCAATATTATTAGATTTTTATAATCAGATTAAAGATTTAGATGTTAATATGTGGGCGCATGATTGGTTCAAATATTTAAAACCAATTAATTATTTAATTGATAATTCATTTTATTCGCACGAAAATCCATTCTATTATATTAATAGAAATTAATTTAAGACAAAAACAAACAAAATACGTTTATGATAAAGAATATATTAGACTTATTGATGATTAATAATCATTATGGAGTTCATGAATCAATAGAGATTGCAAAAGGTATAAATGAAATTCCAAAGACTTGGAAAAAAGGAAAAGAAAAAATTAATAGATCAATAAAATGGCTGACAAAAAAGTATACGAAATAATAATTAAGACAGATACATCTGGAATATCAAAAGGTACAGATAGTCTTAAAAAAGGAATTAAGGAAACTAAAAATGAAGCCGATTCATTAAACGAAACTTTAGATAAAACAAGTTCTAAAACAAGTGTATTTGATACTTTAAGACAAGGAGCAGAATCATTAATACCGGGATTAAAAGGAGCAACATCAGCAGGTAATGGTTTATTACTTAAAATGTATGAACTTGTTGCTAATCCTTTTGGTGCAGTTATCGCTGCAGTTGTTTTATCAATTAAATTTTTATATGAAGCATTTCAAAATAGTGTTGCTGGAGGTAAAGAATTAAAATCAATTTTTGCAGGTTTAGATGGTGTATTTACTCAATTTAAAGATGGAGTATTTGCATTAGGTAGAGCATTATTAAAATTAGATTTTGGTGAAGCAAAAAAAGGATTAGAGCAATTAGGAGATGCTGCATCAGGTACTTTTGAAGCATTTAGACAATTAGAAAAACAACAACAAATAAATGATTTATCAAGAAAAAAATATGCAGTTGTTCAAGCTGAAACTAATAAATTATTAGTAAAGTCAAGAGATATATTAACTGATGAAACTGCAAGTTTAAAAGAAAAAAGTAAAGCATTAGATGAGGTAACAAAAGTTGAAAATAAATCATCAATTGAAAAAGTTAGAATTGCAAAAGAAGATTTAAGAATTGCAGAAGCACAACAAAAAATATTAAAAGGTGAAGCTGCAACTAGAATGAATCAACAGATTCGAGAATTACAAACTGCAGTATTTGAAGCAGAAACAGAAAATGCGCAAAATGGTATTAAATTAAATAGGCAAAGAAAAATGTTACATCGGCAAGAAATGGCTGATCGTAATGAAAGACTTGCTAAAATAAAAGAAGAAGCAAAATTACAAGAAGATATTAGACAAAAAAGTGCTAAATCATTTAATGATAATCTTCAACAAGAAGGTGAAACACAAATGAAGGCTTTTGAAGATGCTGCTAATCGTGAAAATGAAAGGTTTCAACAAGAAGGTGCAGCACAAATGGCTGAATATGATGCTAAACAAAAAGCATTAGAGGACCATAATACAAAAATGTTTAATTCAATGGCTACTTATGAAGCCAATATTACTGCAGATTCTAAAGAGCAAGCAGAAGAAAGAAAAAAAATAGCAAATATTGAAGCAAGAGCAAAAAATGCTTCTTTACAATTATATGCAGATGGATTAGCACAAATAGCAAATGCAATTGGAGTACAAACGGATGCTGGTAAGGCTGCTGCAATTGCTTCAGTGACTATATCAACTTATTTGGCTGCACAAAATGCCTATGCTGGGCAAATGGAAATACCAACACCTGATGCACCATTTAGAGCCGCATTAGCAGCAGGTTTAGCAGTTACTGCTGGTTTAGCTAATGTAGCAGCAATTGTAAACACAAAAACTCCTTTGAATGGTGGTGGTGATGGATCTGGTGTACCTCAACCACAAGCACCAAGATTTAATGTTGTTGGGGCAAGTGGAGTTAATCAATTATCGCAAGTTATTGGTCAAAGTCAAGAGCCAGTAAAGGCTTATGTTGTTGCATCTGAAGTAAGTTCACAACAATCATTAGACAGAAATAAAATTATGAGTGCAAGTTTAGGATAATGAAAATGTAACAAAATATAAAATATACGTTTATACGTTATGAAAATAGTAGAACTAGTTATATCTAATAATGAGGATGGGATTGAAGCCATAAGTTTGGTTGATAAACCTGCTATTGAAAGCAACTTTATTACATTGGCCAAACAATATGAAATGAACCTGGCTGAAGTGGATACAGAAAAGAAAATATTAATGGGACCTGCTTTAATCCCTAACAAAATGATTTTCCGTAAAGATGGAGATTTAAAATATCAAGTTTATTTTAGCGAAAATACTGTAGAGCAAGCAAGCCAAATGTATTTACAAAATGGCAATCAGTCAAATGCTACTTTACAACACAAAACTAAAATACAAGGAATGTCATTAGTTGAGTCTTGGTTGATTACTGATCCTGCTATGGACAAATCTAAATCATACGGATTTAATTTACCTAAAGGAACATGGATGGTATCAATGAAAGCAGACAATGAAGAAATTTGGTCAAAGGCAAAGAGTGGTGAGATTAAAGGATTTTCAATTGAAGGATATTTTGCTGATAAATTATCTTTAAATAAAATGCCAGAAATTACTGATGAAGAATTAGTAAATCAAATCATAAAAACGATAGATAATGAGTAGAAATAAAACATCAAGTCCACTAGGAGGAAATCGTGCATGTTTATGCGCAAATGGTACATATAGTAAGGATTGTTGTGATGGAGAATTACAATCACAAGGAGTAGGATCATTAGTTCAAAGTGTTACTACAACAATAACTAACACAAATGCTCCTAGAACAATTGTAAATGTAAGTAATTAAATAAATAAATATATGGAATACAAAAGCACAAAAAATCGAGTAAAAGCAGCATTAGGCTTTCAGATTAATTTGGCGCAGATGACTTTAGAAGATGGTGTTACTATCGTTGAAGCTGAAGAATTTGCACCTGATTATTCAGTTGGTATTGTTACTGCTGATGGTGTTGTACCTATGCCTGTTGGCGAGTACACAATGCAAGATGGTATGGTATTGGTTGTTGAAACAGAAGGTATTATTCAGTCAATTGCTGAAGAATCACAAGAAGAACAAATGCCTGAAATGGGACATCCAAATGCAGAGGCAACAGAAGTACAACCTGTAGCAAAACCAAAACAAGCAGGTAAACCACAAGCTGCTGCTAATCCACAACCGGTACAAGCAAAGCGAGT